TCGATACTTAGGTGATTGTAGTAAAACTCTAAGGCCACTTGTTCATCAGGGGTATAGCCCCACGCACTGAAAAAGCTGACCCTAGAGTCGGGATGCACACGTTGCCGTTTACTCAATAGGCCTTTGGCTAAGATCCTGGCCCCAGTTTGCATCTGCACCGAATTTCCCATGTTCGATGGCACACCGTTTCTCATATAGCATTCATACATGGACTGCATGACTGGAATCCCACTGCACAACGCAAGGCCACACTCACCAACAGCATAGAGCCATTTCCGCATCGCCTTTTCGTCGTTCAGTGGAAGCAAACAAAGGGAATCTTTTTCTCTTGCGGTATCAAAGTTCCTGACCATGGTCCACCCCATGGCCACTTTGATCGGCCGCATTTGACAAAATTCAACCTCTTCCAGTCGGTCAACAGTTGGTTCGCGAGTCATTCTAAATCCCATTTCAAGGAACCACTTATCAAGATCTTTCACAAAATCCCGTTCGTGCTTTCTCTCCATGAAGACTACACAATCATCGCCATTATTAATGAACTTGATGTTAACTCCACGTTCCTTCGCGTATGAATACACCATGGCGCACATAATCAAACAATTGCCTAGAGCTGTGTTCATGTCTCCACTGAACCTACGCCCTCGCACCTTGTAAGATAGTTTGCCATCTTCACAAAACCCAACGCCTCTGTTGTCTACTTGCCACGACAACAGGCGTTCCAATTCTCTATCCCCCTTATACAAAGATTTGTATATCGAATGCTCCCACTTCAACATGTTTTCACTGACGTGCATGTCAAACTTAGTCGCATCCAACCCAATTCCTATGGGATCAGAAAACGATCCCCACTTGCCTGCGATTATATCTCCAATCTGGTTCACATTGTATCCTTTAATGACAATGTCTCGTTCACCAAATACACGGTCTATAGCCTTATACAATCGGTGCTCAATATGTTTCAAATATCTACCAACTCCGATGTTGTAGACTGGATTACGTGGCTGGATACATCGCGGGGCTTTAGTGGGGTTGACTTTCTCACACTTGACAAACGCGGCACTGACGCTGTGTTCCCGGAGAACTCCCTTATCATAGTACTCAGGTAAAGCATTGTTGTAGATGTTGAACTTACGTCCACGAAACAAGCTCACAAATTCCTCTGGAGCAAGTTTGGACGGCACAGGGCCGAACTTCTTTAACAAGCCTTTTCTAAATGCACTGAGGCGGGAATGAATGATATGTCTTGC